GCAGGATGATCGACATGTCGTTGGCAAGTTGCTCAACAACAAAGTACGTCAGCCTGTTGATCTCAGCGGCAGTCGTGGTCTCGAAGACCTTATGGCGCAACTCGAAGTTGTGCCGGTCGTAAGAGACCCCGCCTTTCGACACTTTAGTGTGTCGAATGCGAGCTGTGAACTCTTCTTCTGAGTCCCTATACAGGTACTCAGACGCATAAGAGTCCTGGTTGATCTTCGTGAGGATCACCGATCCTCCATCGATGGTCAACGTAAGCGTGTTGCCCAACATAACGGGAGCTGTTCCTAGGTACCTTGTGTCCGGACGAGCTCAAAGGCGATCAGAGGCGAAAACGCCTCCGACCTCCAGAGCGCTCATCTAACAGTCTTTCGAGTAGCCCATTTTTAGGGGCTAAACGACAGCCTGTCAAGGCGCCCAGGATCGACCAGTGGCCGTTTGTTAAAAACGGCCAGCGAGGAAGAGAGATGGGCAGGACTGTGGTTACTACTTTTCGCCACTTCCTGATCCGACGTTGGTAATGTTCGCTTGCTAGCGCCCAATCCCAATCGTCGGAGGATGTGTCTCGAGGAGAGTAGGAGTATTTTGACTCCGTCGTCTCCATGACACACATAGGGCCTACAGTTAACCCTACTGAGTTGTCGGCCAAGTCAAGATTTTGACTATAGTCACCAACCCAGTCGATTAACCAACTCCACGGGAAAAGTTCCCAAAGAGTACGCATCGCGGAAGCGGAAGTAACACCTGATTCAAGACGCGCGGCGAAGTGTCTAATTTCGTCGTTCGTCTCAGGCAACTTCGTTGTAGAGCTCAGTTTCCACTGTGCACTACCCCACCGTGTAACGGTGATGCTACCGTGACGCACGCCAGGCAAATTCGCCCCGGCCGACAACAACTGAACGTTGAGGTCTGGCAAGGTCGTCTTTGTCTGACTTAGGCCCACCCTTCTCTTGAGCGATTGTCCATCTCGAAGACGCTTCAGCTCCCTCACACGATCGTCGATCTTGCGAGAGAGAGAAGTTAACGTCTTGAGATCCCTCACCATCGGGTCAATGGCGAACTTCTTCGTAAGGTACGCAGAAGATACGGCGTTTAACACGCCGAAGCCACGATTCCGAATCGAGGACAGGAGACCTCCCAGATCCTTCAGTTCACCAAGCGACTGTGGCGAGTTAATACTCGGCAAAGACGGATTGGTGGCTGCCTGGATCTCGCGCGCGAAGCCATCAAGTTCCAGAAGTGTTTCTGGTAATGACGGCAACGTGGGCGGGAGAACGTTGTAAGCTAGGGGCATCCTGTCGAGTTCGACAGAAATGCGTCCGTCACTTAAACGCTTAACTCCGGAAGCCTGGCCGACCTTGTAGATGACCCTGACAGAGTTGAATGGATTCTGTTGAAACCACCAACCGACAGTGTCATCCGTGGTCTGCTCGTCCTTTTGGATTTGCGAACTATTAATCCAAGGGCCTCCTCCAATTAACGGTGTCCGGTATCTACCGGTCAC